GTTAAAAAATGAAAAGAAAAACATTAGGTTACATAATTACAGGAGTTTGTGTATTAGCATTGTTAATTGGATTGTATTTAGCTGAAGGAATACAGGGATTATCAGTTATATTAATAATAATTACTTTTGGATCTGTATTGATATTTGGTGTATTCTTAATATTTGATGATACAAAATCCAAGCCGATTACGGCAAATGACATAATTGATAAAAGTGTATTAAAGGAATTTAGTAAGTTAAATAAAGTTCTTAATGATACCAGAAAATTGCAGGAAGAATTATACAGAAAAGAATCACTACAATTAAATCATACAGATTGTGAAACTTGCGGTAATAATCCAAAAACAAACAGATTATGTAAAATGTGTCCAGCTTATATTGAAGTTCCCGGACCAGAATATAAAGAATTAGCAACTGGAGTATTTTATAATAAAGATGAAAATAAAATTATAGTAGTTGATGATTGTAATAAAAGACATGAAATAAATACTCTTAAAACTTTTAAATTTGAATAATGAAAAGACTAAAAGCTATATGTAATGTATTCATAAATTGCTTTAAAATGGCTAAAGAGTTTGATAAGTCATTAAACGAAATATCTAAGATAATGGATAAGTTAATAGTATTAGATTGGTTTGATTATCACTATATCGAATCAAGAGCTGAATGCAAAAGGTTATTGATTAAAGCAGAAATAGATTATCCTATTACAATAGAACAACTTTATTATGCCTGTGTAGAAATAATGAAGTATAGCACTAAAAAAGAATCATTAATAGTTCATATAAAGTTATTCTGTGAATTAAGCTATGTAGGAATGCCTTTAACTGAAGCATCGGTAGCATTAAGAAAAGTCTTATTAAAACAGGGTAAAATTAAACCAAGCGATATTAATATAAGTATGGATGATTATTTAGATTGTATTAATGCTTTAAAAGAAAAGTAATGGCTTACACTGATAAAGAAATAGAAAAGGTATTTGAATCTATTTGCAAAGAGATAGAAAAGAATAGGCCAGTAAGGCAGGTCTTAAAGGATAAAAAAATGCCTTCTTCTAAAACTTTCTTTATTTGGTTAGATAAAGATGAAAATAAAGTAAAACGATATGTGCGCGCATGCGAGGCAAGATCAGAGGTTATTTTTGAGGATATGTTTGACATTGCAGATGATGTTGGACAGGATATAATAAAGCTATCAGATGGGCGCGAAGTAGAGAATAAAGCAGTAATAGCACGCGATAGATTAAGAGTTGATACTCGTAAATGGATATTATCAAAAATGAATCCTAAAAAGTATGGTGATAAGTTAGAAGTAGATGCTACAAATAAAAACACTATTGAATATATAAACGTTTCAAAACAATTTCCTGATAAAAAGTGATATACCACGTTTCTACATATCACAAGATAAAACAAATCAAATCAAAGATTAAGGTAATACAGGGCGGACAGTCATCAAGTAAAAACATATCTATAGCTCAGATACTTATTGAAAAGGCTAATGAAAAGAAACGCCTTATTACTGTAATGACCGATACCTACGATAACTTAAAGGACGGCGCAATAGAAGACTTCAAAAACTTATTTTACGATTCAGGATTAGACTGGGATAAATCATATAACAAAACCGATAAGGATTTAAAGATTGGTTTATCAGTTATTCAATTCAGGTATATATCAGATACTAAAAAGACAGCTGGTAAATCTAAACGCCGGGATATACTTTATATCAATGAAGCGAATAAGATAGGTTGGGAGGTTGCGAGTACTTATATAGGCAGAACACATGAAGAGGTTTACATTGATTATAACCCGGACTTTGAATTTTGGGCTCATACTCAGGTTCCAACATTAAAAGATAAGAACGGTGATTCAATTAGTGAGCAAATAATAGTTACCTATTTAGATAATGAAATGTGCCCTGAGAGTGAAAGGGACTTCATTGAATCAAGGCGAGATAATGTAGAGTGGTTTAGAGTGTATGGTGAGGGTCAAACAGGTTTCTACTCAGAACGTCAAATATACAGATATGCTTTTATTGATAAGATACCAGATAATGCAATGCGGATACCTTCAGGAATGGACTTTGGAGTATCGCCAGATCCAACTATTCTAATTGATATATGGTTAAAGGATAATAATCTTTACATTGACGAAGTATTTTGTTTAAATAATTTAATGCCTGAAAAGATACATGGAGCAGAGCGTATGGCTATAGTTGATCAAATGGATTTAGTAAAACATTACAGGGGTCATTTAACAATTGCAGACTCAGCAGGGCGCACTGAAATTGATGATTTAAAGAAATATAGATACAATGTTAAGGGAGTTAAAAAGACTACAGGCGGTCAAATATTAGGAATAAATAAGGTCCGTGGATATAACCTATTCATAACTGAGCGGTCTACAAACATGAAAAAAGGGTTTGAAAAATGGTTTTTTAAAGTTGATCGAAATGGTAAAATAATTCCAGAGCCAGAAGGTCATGAACCTGATGGGTTGGCAGCTTTACGCTATGTTATAATGGAACATACAACAAGAAAAGCAGGCATGTATTAGCATAAAGTGTATAAAAAATACACATACTTTGTGTAAAAAGTATACATTTATTTGTTTCGTGTAAAAATTACACATATCTTTGTAGTTGTAATATATTCGATATGGCTACAAAAACCTTTGATCAGATAGTAGAGATAATTAAAGAAGGTAGACCCGACTGGGTTTCAGAAGCAATCAAAGAACATAAAAGACTTAATGTTCATATCAATGGAAAACATACGGCAGCATACTTAGATGCTATAGATAACATTGAAAACTCCAAACAATTAGCATTAAGAAAAAAATACTTAACCACAAACAGACATATATTTGCCAATATTAGTAGACCTATTGACAAAGTATTCAGCGCTAAAGGCGGAGGTAATATATACAATCTAAATACTGAGTCTAAGGAAAAGAAACTCACCGATAGATTAAGCAACATAAGACATGGTAAAACTATTCGTAGATGGATAAAAGATATTCAAGCGAATAAATATTATACTGATCCGAGCGGATTGGTATTTTTTGAATGGAATAAAGATAAAACTTATCCAACAATCAAATCCATTAAGGCTATTCATAATTATGAAAGCAATGGACGTACTTTAGAATGGGTATTATTCGAACCTATAGAAGATGAAGAAACTAAAGCTAAAATATATAGGTTTGTAGATGATAAATTTGATTATACGATAAGTTATAAAGACGATCAATATACTATAATCGAAAATGAAACATACATAAATCCATTCAAAGAAGTCCCTGCAATTATCAACTCTGATATTATTTGTTCTGATTTAACACATAATGAAAGTCCTTTTGAAATAATAATAAGCTTAGCAGATCACTATTTAAGAACAGGAACTATAAAGAATATCAATGAGTTTTTACATGGTTATCCTATCTTCTGGAGATATGCAACAGATTGTCAGGCATGTAATGGGACAGGGTATATAGAAGGCAATAAATGCCCTTCATGTAGTGGCTCAGGTAAAAATTTAAATAAAGATATTTCTGATGTTATTCAAATTGAACGTCCCGGAAAAGACGATCCTATATTAACACCTAATTTAGCTGGTTATGTAACGCCACCTATTGAGGGAATACAGGACATGAGATTGGAGCAGGAAAACCTAACGTCAGCAATGGAGCTTACTGTTTGGGGTTCTAAGATGTCAAAGGATGCTGAAAACGAAACAGCAACAGCAGCCTTTTTAAATGTACAGCCAGTAAATGAACGGTTAAATGGTTTCTCTGATGCCTTTGAGGACATGGAGAAAAAGATGACTGATCTGGTTGGTTTATTTTATTTAAAGACTTATACAGGGTCAAGTATCAGTTACGGTCGTAGATATCTTATTGAATCTCCTGATACTATTTGGGGCAAATATGAGAAAGCACGTAAAGAGGGTGTAAGTAAAGTTGCTTTAGATTATTTATTACTTCAATTCTATCAATCAGAATATAATAATGACATAGAGAATTTAACGGTAATGCAAAAGAGTATTAAGTTAGAACCGTTCATACATAAGACAGATGAAGAACTAAATAAATTACCTGTAGCAGATGAAGATAAGAAAGCTAAATTATATTTTAATGAGTGGTTTAAGCAGTTAGCTACAATTGATTTACTGACTAAAGATATAAGCGATTTAGCTAAGTTGTTTACTGAATATTTAGCTACCAAAGAATTACAAGCAAAAGAAAAACCAATACAAATTAAAACAGATAAAAATGGTTAGCACGTACAATGAGTACAAAGTTGTTTACAATATCAAAGGCGATATTGCAGAAAAGAAACTAACAAAGAGATCGACTGTTAGAATTAGTGAGCATACAGCTAATGTAAATAATACTTATTCAAAATCCACTGAATTGGTTTATGAATTAGCAGAAAAAAAACCTGATAGGGTTGCACTTTTTGCCGAAGCTAAAGAACTTGGATTAGATATTCCAAAGAATATTAAGACAGATTTATTAATTAATAAAATTAAAGAAGCTAAAGAATAATGATAAAAAATTTAAACGAGTTGGCGAAGTTCGTCAAAGGTGATGCAGATGTTCTGCAAAAAGCAATTGAGTCCAAAGAAGAAGTTTCTTTAGAGTTTGTTGATGGTAGCTTTGTAAGCGATGATGAATTAACTACATTAAAGGAAAATGTATTTAAGGATTCAAAAAAAGTACATGAAGGTGTAGGTTATGACTTTGCAATGAAGGATTTGAAAAAAGATTTTGAGATTGAATTAGAAGGTAAGGACCGCAAGAAAATTACTGAAGCAATTCGTACCAAAATCATTACTGATGCAAAGATGGAACCAAACAAGAAAGTTGATGAATTAAGTTTATCACTTAAAAACCTTCAGACTCAATATGAAACCGATTTAGGTTTAAAAACAAAAGAGATCGATGGCCTTAATGGAAGATTAAGAGATCATCAAATTAACGGAGATTTAACTGACTATATACCCGAAGGATTAACTGGTATTGATGTAAAAGATTTCATGACAGTGGCGAAAACTACTGCAAAATTTGAATACGACAATAATGTTTTAGTGGTGAAAAAAGGAGATACTATTTTAAAAGACAAATTAGAAATGCCTATAAGCCCAAAAGATTATTTAACCGAATTAGCAACTAATAAAAAATGGTTGCAGAGTGCTGGGCGTGGAGCTGGAGATGATACAGGAGCTACAGGCACTTATAAAAACATCAATGAAGTATACAAACACATGGAAGATAATAAAATCGACCCTTTATCCGCAGTTGGTAAAAAGTTAGTTGACGATTTTAACAATTTAAAACAATAAGCAAATGGCAAATTACACCGATAGTGTTGAAGCTGCTGCCAATTATAAGTTAGGCGAAATGATGAACAAACCTGAATTTAAGGTTAAACCATCCGCTGCTTTAATGGCATTTACAGAGAACACTAGTTTTTTAATCCCAGCTTCAGAGCGGGAACGTCAATGGAATCAAAAACCATCTGACAGCACAACAGTAACAGTTAAGACACTGAACAAACAAACGACTACTAATGCAGCTGCAAGAGCAGCAGCCCACACGGGAAGTCTTAATGACTCCAGTACAGTAGATGCTACTTATACAATTTATGCACAAACATTCAAGTATTCAATCAAACAAGCCGACAAGGATATTTTTACTTTAGGTGAGATGATTGCAGCACAGTATAGAAGTGCTTTTATTGATTGGCATGAGAGAGTTGAAACTGCTTTGATTAGTTCTTTAGATACTAACAGAAGTCAAGCAGTAGTATCAGCAAGTCCACAATCAGGAACATGGGATAGTTCAAATTATTGGTTTGGAGTAGCTAATGGTGAAGATGACTTTTACTTCCAAAGAATACAGGCATTCATGAAAGAACAATATTATGCAGGTCAATTATCTGCAATTAATAATATTGGTGCAGATATTAGAATGTCTCAAATTGCTCAACAAGGTCAAGGTAATGCAACTAATTTAGGTTGGCAAATACCGGGCTTAAATGCTTATACATCTACAGGATTTGCAAACGAATCAGGTTATGATTATATGAGTTATATCTTTAAGCAAGGAACAATAGGAATCTTACCTTGGATACCAGCATTGAACCGTCAAGGTTTTGGTGATATTTTCCAGAACGGTGGTAAATACTCAACTATGGTAGATCCATTAGGATCAGGATTAACATTTGCAGTACATCAATACGCTACTGCTGCTGATAATGCTACACCGGCAGAAACTCAGGATATAGATATTGAAGTTGAAATCTCTTGTGATTTAGCTCCTTTCTATGCACCTGAAACCACATCAAACGCAAATCCAGTATTTAAAGTAGGTTTACTTGAAGCAGGAGGAGCATAGGATGAAGAGAATAGTCTTTATAATTGCATTTTCACTGGTG